CGTGCAGATTTTTGCGCGGGTTTTGGAGGAAAACGAAAAGAAGGGAAAACTTGGGGGAACGCTCGGCGTTACAAGGGCGTCGGGAAAGCGTTGGGAAAGAAGGAGGTAAAGGGGCAGTGATGTGTAAGTGGCTGGCAGGGTGGAGTTTAGGAGAATCTGAGGTGAGTCATGGGGCAGCGTGGACCGGCACCGGTCGGCAAGAAAGACCTGGAACGGCGGGGCAGTCGGCGAGCGAAAGACCGGCCCGACGACCTGGAGTTCGAGCCAAAGGCGCCGAAGCGGCCGGCGTCGCTGAAGGGTGAAGCCAAAGCCGAATGGAATCGCATCATTCCGCTATTGGTGGACAAGGGGGTGGTTTCGGAGGTCGATCGGGCAGCCTTGATCGCCTTGTGCCAGGCATGGGCGGATTACCAAGACTTCCGGGAAGCCGCCAGCCGTCTCGTTAAAGGCAGTATGGACTGGCGGCGGATGGTTTCAGCCAAGCACGAGGCGTTTGCTGAGTGGCAGTCGCTTGCTCAGCGGTTTGGGCTGACACCGGCGGATCGGCCAAGAGTGAAGATTAACAGCCCCAAGGCAAAGGATGCCGAGGGTAAATCGCGGTTCTTTGAGCCACGTATCGCGAAGGTGAGTTGATGGCGACGGCGACAGCCACCAATCCGCGCACAAAGGCAGCCCGAAAACGGGCGACGGGGCCGAAGGTCTTGGCAAAATGGCGCGCGCTGTTCAGGCTGATTCCCGGTTACGATCCGATCGCGTCGGCAACGGCTGGTGACTGGTTCGACGAACAGGCAGCCGAGCAGGCGATCGCGTTTTTTCCTGAATGCCTCAAGCACGTCAAAGGGCCAAAAGCGGGGCAGCCGTTCGAGCTGGAGCGTTGGCAAAAGGCGGTGACTGGTTGTCTGTTCGGGTGGAAGCGTTCCGACGGGCTGAGGCGGTATCGCGAATGCCTGTTGTACGTCGCCAAAAAGAACGGTAAGTCGGCCTGGGTCGCCGGCCTAATTTTGTACATGCTGGTCTGTGATGGCGAGCAAGGCGCAGAACTCTACTCGGCGGCTGCATCGCGCGATCAGGCATCGCTCGTTTTCGCTCATGCGGCTGGCATGGTACGGCAGGAGTCTCACCTGTCTGAACGGTTGACGGTCTACGGAGCGCGGGGTGGGTCGGTCACCAAATCGATTGTCTACGAAGACGCATTTGGCAGTTATAAGTGTCTGGCAGCCGACGCCAATACGGCCGACGGCGCAAATGTCCACATGGCGGCAATTGATGAGCTGCACCGTCACAAGACGCCAGAACTGGCTGAAGTGCTTCAGAAGTCGACGGCGAGTCGGTCGCAACCGTTGGTCATTTACACCACAACCGCCGATTACAACCGCGAATCGCTCTGTAACACCAAACTGAAATACGCACGCCAGGTCCGTGATAACGGTGGGCGATCGACTAAGCCGGGCTTTGACCCGGAGTTTCTGCCGGTGATCTTTGAGGCGTCGACCGAAGATGATTGGACTGACCCTGCGGTCTGGGCAAAGGCCAACCCGAATATGGACGTATCGGTGCCGAAATCGTTCCTGGCGCGTGAATGCCGCAAGGCGCAGGACACACCGAGCGAGCTGAACAACTTCCTGCGTCTGCATCTGAACATCGTCACCGATTCGGATGTGGCGTTTTTTCCTATGCAGGAGTGGGACGCGGTCGGCGCCGAATGCACGGTCAACGAACAGGAATTACAAGGCCATGATTGTTTTACAGGTGTTGACCTATCATCGACTCGTGATATCACGGCAGTTGTACATTGTTTTCCAGACGAAGACGGAGGTTATTCTGTATTACCTCGATTCTTTGTCCCTGAACACACTGCCCGCGATCGGGAGCGAAAAGATGGTGTGCCCTATTCGGCGTGGGCTCGCGAAGGCTTCATTGAACTGACATCGGGCAACGTCGTCGACTATGACGTGATCCACGAACACATCAAGGCCGACGGCGAGCAGTTCCATATCCGAGAGATTGCTATAGACCGCTGGAACTCGACGCAACTGCAAACGCAACTGATCGGCGACGGATTCGAGGTGGTGCCGTTCGGGCAGGGGTTTGCGTCGATGTCGGCACCAACGAAGGAAATCGAAAAGCTGGTGGTCGAGGGCACCTTCAATCATGGCAACAATCCGGTGCTGCGCTGGATGGCCAAGAACACGACGGCTGAGACGGACGCGGCCGGCAACCTCAAGCCATCCAAAAAGCGAAGCTCAGAGAAGATTGACGGCATCGTTGCGGCAATCATGGCGCTCGGTCGGGCGATGGTGTCGGAAGGGGAAAAAGAATCGGTCTACGAAAAACCGGGGGCGTCGCTTTGGTTGTGAGGCGTGCGAGGCGTATGAGATGCACCGATGGATACGGCGGCACAAATACGAGACCTGGAGAGCAAGAAAGAAACCTTCGCGGCATTGCTGAAACGCGAAGAGAAACACCGGCACCAGGCGGACCAGACGTGCAGGCTGTGCCACCTGGCACGAGCCTACGGTACCGTCTGCTGGCTGTGCCTGACCGACGAAATCGCCAAACTGCAGTGGCAGATCGAGGAACTGTGAACGAGGGCACGGAGAAAAGGTGATGAGCTACGATCAATTACAATGGCGGCATTGGGGGTTATCTTCGGCGCGTAAGTATTACAGCATTGGACAACTTGCCCATGAGTGCGGCCAGTCGCAGTATGTCATTAACCGGGTTCTTGCGGAACACAATGTTCCGCCTGCTGTGGCAATCCGGAGAACTCTAGGCTTCGATCCAGACGTGCTTATCTGGCTCAAGAAAGAGTTTGCTAGACAGGAGGCTGAAGACGCACGACGCGAAAAATACCTCCAGGAGTTACGTGACGCCATCAATGGAATTCAGCAAGATAACAAGGTGAACCCATGATAGTCAACATTGTCATAGATGACTGGACGGGTCTATTGGGAAACGGGCCTCTGCCGTCGCGCATAACGAGGGCACGGAGAAAACTACCACTTCGGCACGTGCGCCGAATGGGAAGCGTAACGAGGTGAACCATGCGACAAATGGTCATACCAAAAGAAATGAAGATTCGTGTTCCGCCGTCGCGAATATGGTGCTGTATTGGATGCGGGCGTGACACCTACGCAAAAGACAGGATATGCAATCAATGCCGGCCACGCTATCGCGAGTACACGTATGCGGCTGATGATCGTTGCACCACAATAGCGCCGTTCAAGGCAGTGCAACCGGAGGCGTTTGAGTGATGAGTGCAATTATCTTAGACCTGCTAGGCGCGGCGGGGTACGTGGCTCTGTGTATCGGGCTATGGTGGATTTACCCACCGGCAACGCTGATCGTGGGCGGTGTGTTGTTGCTGGTGGCGGCAATCGTGGGGGCACAACGTGGCAATACTCAATAGACTGTTCGCTAAACCTGTCGACCCGTGGAACGATCCGCAATACTGGTCGGGCACCGGGTTCGGCTACACGACGACCAGCCTGTCAGGCGAAAAGGTATCGCCTGACACGGCGGTCGGCCTTAGCGCGTATTACGCCTGCATCCGCAACATAAGCGAGGATGTCGGTAAACTGCCGATCCATGTGACTCAGCGCATAAAACAAAGGCGCGAACCGCTGCCCAATCATCCGGTACACCGACTGATGAATGTGGCGCCAAACCCCGAAATGACAGCGATGAGCTTCCGCGAAACGCTCCAATCGTGGGCGATGGGCTGGGGCAACGGATGGGCGGAAATTCGGCGCAACGGGCGCGGCGTTCCTGTGGCATTGTGGCCGATCCATCCGAGTCGGGCGACGCTCAAGCGAAACGAATCGAAACAACTCTTCCTCGAGGTGCTGACGGATAAAGGGACACGGGTCGAAATCGACTACGCTAATACGTTCCACCTGCACAGCCTCGGGGATGGCTTGGTGGGTGAGTCAGTGGCTAAAATGGGTTGCGAGTCGATTGGTCGCGCACTGGCGGTCCAAAAACACAGTGCGGGCGTGTTCAGCGGTGGTGGTACGGATCGGCTGGCACTCGAGCATCCGGCGGAATTGAAGGAAACGGCACGGAAAACGCTGCGCGAATCGTGGGCCGAGCAATACGGAGGTGCGGGCAACCACTCGCCGTTGCTCCTACAGGAGGGCATGAAAGCCAACCGCATCGGCATACCGCCGGAAGAAGCGCAGATGCTTGAGACGATGCAGTTCACCGTCGAGGATCTAGCGCGTTGGTTCCGGTGTCCGACGTCGATTATTCAACACTTCCTTCGGGCGCAGGGCTGGTCGACGATAGAACACCTGTTTATCAGCTACGTCATTCTGACGTTGCAATCTTGGGCGATTCGGTGGGAGCAGGAAATCGAACGGCGGCTGTTGACCGAAAAGGACGTGACGGCCAAGCACCAGTTCAAAGCGTTGCTTCGGGGTGATACCGAAAAGCAGACGAACCACTACCGCATGATGCGCGAAGTAGGTGTTTATTCCGTCAACGACGTTCGCGAACTGGAAGACCTCAACCCGGTCGGTCCGGAGGGTGACGATCGGCACGTACCTGAGAATTGGCGGAAACTTGGGCAATCTGACGTGTCCGATACGACCGGCGACGGGCAAACGGATGCTGGCGACGAGAATCTGAAGTTCAAGCGCGAAATTGTCAAAGCCCTGATCGCCGACGGTACGATCGGCGACGTGGTCTACAACCTCATGGACGGCAAGCAACTGCTCCAGGACGTTAATATCGACGCGGTCAATACGGCCGACGAACCGATCCTGCCGGTCGTGGCGGCCGACGGCCGGCTGATCTCCGGCGAGGCGATCAAGAACAGCAAAAACGAGACGGTCAGCGGCGACGTCCTCAAAGGCGAAACACCGCCTGGCGACCCACCAGCGACGGAACCGAATGAGCCTGAACCGCCGGATGGCGACGAATCAGACGCCGACCAACTGACGGCAACGTTTACGCCGTTGATGGAGGACGCGATTACCCGTGTCCTGCGTCGCGAGGTGCATCAGATCGACGGAGCCCGCAAGCGGTATCTCGATAAAGGCAAGCCGGACAAGTTCGCCGAATGGGTGGTCCGGTTTTACGATGATCACCATCAAACCGTGATCGACGTCATTCGGCCGATCGCCACGGCGATGGGGCAGGTTGCGGGCACGTTCATCGATGTGTCGGCATGGTGCGAATCGAAGGCGGAACACCACTGCGACTTATCGAAACGGGAAATCGAGACGATCGGCGAGACGGTCAGCGAACGGGCCGAATCCGAGGCGAGCGGCGCCATGACAGAGCTTGCCGCACTACTTCAGAGGTGAACCAATGGCAGATGTACTTGAAACCAGACCGCGACAGTTCCGAGCACCAGTCGCGCGTGGCATCGAGCGGGTTGAACGCGAAGGCGGAATGTACAAGTCGGGTCTGATCCGTCAGGCGGCGATGATCACGCGCGGCGAGGCACTGGGCCATTTGATGTGGGTGGACGACGTCATGTTGACCCAAGTCACCGACGCGATCAACCAGACAGAGCCGGGCGTGAAATCCCGATTCGCTCATCCTAGCCTGTCGGGTGACGGACTCGGTAAGGCGTTGGGGCGGATGCGCAACGCCAAGCTAAATGGCGACGTCGTCCGAGCCGACCTGCATCTGTATGAATCAGCCCACGATACGCCAGACGGAGATCTGGCTTCGTATATCATGAACCTGGCGGACGAGGACCCGGCCGCATTCGGTATGTCAATTGTTTTCGATTCGGATATCGGCGCCGAAGACAAGTTCATGGCGGAACACGAGGATAAAGACGGCAATTTCGTCTCGCCGGACAAAGACAACACGAACAACTACACCCACGCCCGCGTGGCGCAACTGTCTGCGGCAGACGTCGTCGATGAGCCGGCGGCCAACCCGGACGGCCTGTTCCACCGCGGCGACAGTATAGCGTTCGAGGCCGATGCTTATCTGGCGTACGCGCTGGGGCTGAGCGATGAAGCGCCGGAAACCGCAGCGTTCGGTGTTCATCCGGATCGGGTACGTGGCTTCGTTCAGCGGTTTCTGGACCAGCGAAAGTTGACGCTGATTCGTAAGGACTCGTTGAAGTGGTGGCGGAAACAACTAAAGTGATTTGACAAACTCCTGATATTGGGGTATATTGGGGGCAGATATACCAGATGTGGCCTATCGTGGCCGTTGGCGTCCAGACGCCGCGACTCGATGAGGCGGCAACGGTTCGGCAGTTCGTCCAGACGGACGCGAATCGCGAGCACAGTTTTTCAACCTGTGCCGGCGGTTGGCGTCTTTTTTTTGTGGCTTGCCCCCGGCACCAAAGGGGCAAGTAAAATGAATATCCTGGAACTGAGGAAGCGGCTCGGTACGCTGCGTGACGAACAAAAGGCGATCGTCGATGCCGCTGAGACCGAAGACCGCGATCTGACCAAAGAGGAACAGACAAAGTTCGACGACCTGGGCAGTCAGTGCGAAGCACTCGAAAAACGCATTGATCGTATCGAGTCTGTCGCGGCGGATCAGGCGGCGCTGGATCAGGCCGACCCGCCGGTAAGCCTCGGGGCCAACACACCTATCGATGGCGCCACGCACAACGCCAACCCGCAGATCCACTGGTCCGGTCGGGCCAACAGTGAACGCGATCCGCAGCGGGGTTTCTCGCATCTGGGGGATTTTGCCGCCTCCGTTTATCAGGCGGGTGTGCCGGGCGCGTCACCGGACCAGCGGTTGTTTGCGTCCGGCGATTTGCAGCAACAGGCAATCGGTTCTGACGGTGGCTTCCTGGTTCCGCCTGAGTTTTCGACGGCGATTTGGGACGGGTTGAACACCGGCACCGACAATCTCGTGTCGATGACAGACAATTACACGGTAACCGGCGAGTCCCTGACATTCAACGCCAACGCCGAATCCAACCGCGCTAATGCAAGTCGATATGGTGGTATTTCGTCTGCGTGGATCGGAGAAGGGGCACAGATCACTGAATCGAAGGTGACTTTTCGCCAGGTCAAGATTGCGCCACACCAACTGGCGACGCTCGTGTACTGTACGGACAAGATGCTTCGGAACTCCGCCGTTGCGTTGAATCAGTACATCACCCGCGCGGCCACCGAAGAAATCAACTTCATGGTCAACGACGCGATTATCAACGGTACCGGCGCCGGCCAGCCGAAGGGAATTCTGGCCGGTACGGCAGGTGCCGCCAGTGCGCGGGTTCGCGTAAACAGGGAAAACGGTCAGGCGGCGACGACCCTGGTGCCGGAAAACCTGGTCAAGATGTGGTCGCGTTTGCATTCGCGCAGCGCAGCCAATGCGGTTTGGTTCATTAACCAGGATGTACTGCCGCAACTGTTGACGATGACGCTGGACGGTGGAACCGCGAGTACGCCTGTTTACCTGCCGCCAGGCGGGTTGAGTGCATCACCCTATGGCGCCATTCTCGGGCGTCCGGTCATGCCGATCGAGTATTGCGCGAGTCTTGGTACTGAAGGCGACGTGATTCTGGCTGACATGAAAGCCTATATCACGGGTACGCGCGGCGGCGTCGAGTCGGCGATGTCAATGCACCTCAAATTTGATTACGCGCGGACCGCGTTCCGTTTCATCTACGAAATCGATGGTTGTCCGTGGACCACGGCACCGATCACACCGTTCAAGGGTACGAGCAACACTGTCGCGCCGTTCGTGACCTTACAGGCTCGCAGCTAAAGGAGATTGTTGATGACTCTTCCTGAGAATTACAAGATTGTCATGGTGGCGCCGACTGCTGCGGCCAACGGTGTAACTTACGACATCGTTAGTTGCAAAGACGCCGTCAAGGTTTGGTTTGTTGTGACGCATGTGGGTTCGTCTGATACCGATTGTACCTTGTCGCTCGTTGAGGCGACGGGCGTTGGTGGCAGCACAACCGCCGTTACCGCCACGTTTCCGATTTGGGTGGATAACGACGCGGGCACCACCAGTGATACGCTGGCCAGGCAAACTGACGCCGCATCTTACAAGATCGACGTCGGCGCCGGCGGCGCTAATCAAGTAGTCGTTATTGAATGGGACCCGGCCAAGCATTCGTCTGGCTACGACTGCATTCAGTTGGCGGATGCCAACGGCAACGCCAACAACAACCTGACGGCGTTGGCGATCATTGAAACTCGTTACCCGCAGGCGTCGTTGACTACGGCGATTGTCGACTAATGAAGACGTTGCCTTTTATCGTGACAGGAACGCCCAGGTCGGCGACTCGCTATACCGCTCGCCTGCTGCACGCCATGAAGGTGCCATGTACACATGAGCATATCCTTCGTCCGCTGGCGACTTTTGCGGATGCTTGGCGGTGGTACCAAACGAGCGAGTACGGCGAATCGTCATGGATGGCCTGGGCGATCCTGCCCGTTTTTCCCGAATCTGTTCCGGTGCTGCATTCGATTCGTGATCCTTGGAAGGTGATTGACTCGCTGACGAACCGCAACAGCATTCTGAAAGACACGTTTAACACGGACACGATGAAAAGCATTCGGGATACGATTCGGACGTTTTGTCCGCGCGTGTTTGAGTATACAAATCGTGCCGATCGTGCGGCAGCGTTTGTGGTGGAATGGAATCGACTCATCGCGAATCGCGTATCGAATCGCATGGTCTATTGTGTCGAACGCCTTGACGTCCCGATGGTGCGGCGAATGCTGCATCATATTGGTTACGAACGCGACGACCAGGCGATTGCCGACGGCTTGCAAGAGACGTCGACGAGTACGAACGCAGGGTACACGATCATCGATACGCCGGGAATCAGTGACCCGGTAGTGGCGAAGTATATCCGCGACGAAATCGCACAAGGCCAGAAAGTCTTTACCCGCCGCATTAAAAACACGCCTGACCGTTCGTCGATGGCAGAACTGGCTAACCGTATAAGCCCCGACTTGCTGAACGAAGTCAATGCGCATGCGGTTCATTATGGATACGAGCCGGCAACTACGCCGGCACAGGTTGACTAACCTGAAAGGAATAAAGAAATGGCAGTAACAGGGGTAAACGATACGAAGCTGTTTTCCAACAAGCAACCCGGCGGCATGTTCGCGGTTCAGGATGTTGCCGAATGTCCTGGTAAGGTTTTCTATGTTGGAAGCAACATCACGGGCGCATCGGATTCGGCAGGGTATGGAGCATCGCCTGATGCGCCGTATGCCACTATCGACTACGGCGTCAGCGCGTGTACGGCCAGTCGTGGTGATACGGTTTTCGTTCTGCCGTATCACACCGAAACGGTCGCGACGGCGGCGGCGCTGGACTTCGATATCGCTGGCATCAAGGTCATCGGCCTGGGGCATGGCGACTCGCGACCAAAGGTTCAGTTGACGGCGCAGGCGTCGACTGTCGAGTTTAACGCCGATGATATGTGGATCGAAAACATCATCTTCGAGGGCACCTTTACCAACGGTGTGACGGCTGGTTTGGACATTAAGACCGGCTGCGACGATCTGATGATCAA